AAATCCTGCCGAACTTATTCTGAACCCACCCACGATGTTCAATCATTCTGACAACTGTGTCGAAGAATTTCTTTGACCCCACTATGTTCGCGAAGTATTCTTTCTTATATCTCGCAGCTTCGTTAGGGGTGGTTTTCAACTGTTGGGCTAACTTATCTTTACCAATACCGTAAATCACTCCGAATGTAATTGTCTTAGCAAGCTGTCTATAAAATTTAAAGTCCGGACTATCCTCGTCTACTTTGAACGCTAGCTTTGCAGCTTCACCATGAAAATCTACATCCCCCCGCCTCATAAGTTCTAACATATCTGGGTTATTTATGTAGTACATAAACATCCTAACTTCCATTTGAGAATAATCATAGGACACTAAGTAATGATTTTCTCTCGGCACAAACAACCTACGTATAGAAACCTGTCCGGAATCCGATTCGTCAAGGGAGTCATCGCCCATAAACCCCCACGACTTGATAACCTCATCACTTAGCTTCTCGCTATCTAAAGCATTACCACCTTTAGAAGCTATGGTTGCCCCCACCCGTTCCCTAACATCCATTAGTTCTTCCGGTGAGAAATCAACATCATATAGTTTAAAATGGTTGCGTGGGATGTTTTGAAGGTTAGGACTGCGTGAGGATAACCGTCCTGTAACAGTTCCCCAATTAGCGAATGTCGTGTGCATCACAGGCGTTTCAAGGTACGGTTCGATGTATGTTGACTTTAACTTCGCCAACGTCCTGTGCTGCCGTATCAGACCCGCTACAGGGTGGTTTATTTGTACTAACGCCCCCTCATTCCATGCTTCCGCCCCAGATGCCGTCCTCATAGGAGAGTGAATGCCCACAGAATTGAAGAACGCCCCCACCTGTTGCGTACTGGATATGTTAAATATCTGCCCCGCTAAACTTTCAATACGTTTTTGTATATCTGCACTACGACTACTAAGCTTATCTGATACCGCCGAAGCATATCTTTGGTCTATTCGTATACCTTGACGCTCCATATCTAACAAAACTCTCGTTAACTCCACCTGCATCTGCCATACATCCTCTTGATTACTCTTTTTTATCTTCTCAAGGCAGTCTTTGTACACTTTTAGTGTCCAATAAGCGTCTTTTTCGCAGTAAGGCCCCAAAATTTCGGTTGGACACAAGGAAAAATCACGATTCCATTTGTTTTTTACCAAAGTTTGCTTGGTTTCTTTATCATAGGCGGCATTATTCGGGCCGAAACGCCTAGAAATGGTCTCCGTCAGCGATAAAGTGTTGACACTGCTCGATTCAGTCAGTCTAGCCATGACTATGACATCAATTAGCTCTTTATCGTCGGCAGACATGCCTTCTTTTTCCAAAAAAGGCACATCAAACTTCAAATTGTAAGCTATTACCTGTTCCAGCTTGTTTATTTCCTCAAATAGAGGAGATAAGTACATAGGATCAAGATTACCGCCTAAACTTTGGTGTCTAAAGGGAAAATAAAACGTATGGTCTGGAATAGCTACCCCCACGCCACATAATTGGTGGTAGGAGTAAGCATCCAGACCATTTGTTTCACAATCTATCGCCCAACTCGTAGATTTACCAAGAGTATCAACAGCAGTATTGAATTGTGTGTCATTTAGGACTAACACTAGAACGGTAAGTCATCATCATCGGAAGGTAACGACTCAACCACTTCATCACCCAATGCCGTAGCTGTCTCTGGTACTTTTGCAGCCGTGTCCTCCGAAGCGTTGCCAGAATCCGTGTACGTTTCCATTAGGTAGTCCTTTACAGACGGCAAGTCACTTATCTCAATGTGCCTATCCTCAGGTATCTCATCTTCTTTGGTTGTAGCAGTGATTGTATACGTTGTATCCAAAGCAGTGCCTGATCGCCTGATACGAATAACACCCTTACTGAGATGCCCCCAGTCATTATAAACATCTACAAGCTGGTTCCAGATATTGTTGCCCCTACCAAACGAAAGAGGTACGATTCGGAAATCATTAACTAATTCCTTGTACATCGTTTTTCCGGACGGCCCTGTAATAGGCTCCCATGTATCCATACGACTATCAGGGTGGTAGACTTCCGTTACAAATGCCCAGAACCCAAACTTGTGCTGTGGCTTACTGTCGGCAGGAACCTCACCCAATGCCCCATCAGGCCCCGAAAGAATACTTTTAAAGGTATTCTCGTCCCTAAAAGTATGCATCCAGTACTCTTCCAAAAATGGATCATCATCTTCTCCAGTTGCTACTGAAGCTAAGAAAGCTTGATCACCGTCTCGTAACCATAGTTCCCTACGTAAACTTCCAGCACCTGATCGTTCTGACGAAGTAGCACGACCTGCTAGTTCACTTATTCTCTTTATACCACTCATACTTATCCTCCTACCAGTAATTCCGGTCTTGGATTAACTTTTCAACTATTTGCTTATCTTTTATTTCTTGAACATCCTTATAAGCAGAAGGAAGATCAATATATGTCAGTTTAACTGACTGTCCTAGATATGTCAAGGCTTTTTCTTTACCAATTTGTCCTGCCTCATCATTATCTAAGCACAACACCACCTCACCTGCGGGTAATTCTTGGACTAAATCTACCTGCTTTCTAGATATAGACATCCCTAGGATGGCTACCGCATTATATCCTAACTGATTTAACCACATTGCGTCAAGTGGCCCTTCAACAATGCAAACTAAATCAGTGTTATTTACTAGGTTTGCACCAAACAAAACTCTAGATTTTTTAAAATTGGCGGGATATAAGTATTTAGGGAACCCAGATTCCCGCCTAACAACCCACCCGACATTTGTATTAGCTATATCCTTTATAGGAATGGCTAGCCCGTTTTCAGCGGTTATGCCCGCCCCCCAATTCTTCAACGTTGCCTTTGTAAAACCTCGTTTGAAAATCCAATCGGGTACAAAGTTCTGATTGAAAGGGAAGTCCACTTCCGGTAGGTGGGTAAGCTCCACCTCACCCTCTCCGAAAATATCTATATCTACCGATATTTGATGATCCCCTAGAAACTGAGATAGTTGAGATTGAGATAGGTTTAGATACTGTTGTACAAAACCCCTCAAACTCCCCTGCCCACACCCCCGAAAGCAAATCCACACACCTTTACTAGTGTTTATGGAGCATGATGTATGTTGGTCATAGTGAAAGGGGCAAAGAATATTAAACTGTTCCTCACCCGCAGGTACCGAAACACCCGCTTCCAATAATACTGATGACCAATCTAACACTAAGCCTTCGCCTTACGATCAGCTTTGTTCGCCCGAACGAATAAAACAACCTCGTTTTGGTAACCGTTAGCGTCCGACACACGACCATTGCGTATATCGCCTACGGTAATAGCAACTTCCGGTTTACCCGGCCCTTTGCTACGTCCGGTTTTCACTACGACGTTATCTTCATCACCCTTAATCCAACTAAGTAATCCCATCATAAGTACCTCCTACAGTCCTATGTCGAACTCTTCAACTTGTCCAATGTCCACATTCCACGTAAAAGTGCAATTATCGACCGGTAAATCCCCATCCCTATACTTCTGAAACTGTATCTCCCTTTGGGTGTCCATGTCTTCAATCATACACATGGACAGGGCAACATCCGAAGCACGAATAAGCGCATCACCAAATGCAACTTGGTCTGCTCTGGGAGGCGCAAACATGTTTGACGCATCCCTTGTAGCCTGTGTTGAAACCATTATAGCAGTATTTTGTGCTAACGCAAAGTTTTTCAGCCCGTAGAATAAACTATGGCTTTGTTCCCACACCGCCTTCCTAGAATCAGAAGTTGAAACTAAATAAACTCCATCAACTACAGTTAGGTCGGGGGAGTATTTTCGCATCAACCCCGCAATACTGGGTAAAGATATACTATCTTCACCATTTATATGGTCACATATTAACAATTTATTTGAATTAGTTTCAGAAAGAAACTTCTTATACGCCGTTTCATCTAGAGATTGACCAGATCGTATAGCCCTATGGGATAACTTGTACCCCATCATATTAGCTAATACCACATCCATACGCATCTCTATAGAACGTTTGGTCATTTCAGTGGACACTAACAGTACCCTCCGGTTATCCAGTATAGCTTCCGCTGCAACCTTCACGCATAACCACGTCTTACCAACAGTAGGGCGAGCAAATGCAGAAACTAAATCTCCTTGCTGCCACCCCATCCCCGTTGTATTTATACTTCTGAATGGAGTGCGTATCCCAATAAGCCCTTCTCCCATCTCACGCTTCTTATGGCGATCCCGCCATTCATTAAACCTGATATCTTCACCGGAATCGTAGTAAGAAACATCTTCATCGTAGGTAACTTCTATATCTGAAAGGGCTTGGGTAATAGTACTTAAAGCAGCTTTAGGGCTATCCTGTAATCTACTCTTGTTGGCACTGAACGCATTGACAATCTCTCTAAATAATACCTGCTTCTTAAACTCGTCTTGAGCATAATCGAAATTGGTAGTTACTGCATCCTGTCTTAGTTTAGGGAAGTTCTCTTTTAGAACTCCCGGCTCCGGAAAGTCTTTATATTCATCAAGGTGCGTGTTGATAAATCTAATTACGTCTCCATGTATAGCAAAATTCTTTATAGGAAACTTAAACTTCCGATAATTGTTTTGCTCACAAAGTCCGAATGCTAACGCTGATTCTATAAAATTAAAATTTGTACTATCCATATCTACCCTCGTGATGAATCCATTACTTTGTTTATACTATTGTGTATGTAAAATCTACACGCAGGGTCTGGTACGTCATCAATTATACGTTTCGCTGCGGTATAAGATGAGTATACGCCATAATCCCAAGCCTGTCTATCTTTATTATTAATAGCTATCACCCGAAATTTAT